AAATTTACTTGAGACTTAACTAACCGGTATCACTTGTGGCCAAATATGTCTACCCTTGGTGCCGCCATGCAAACACAAAACCCCCCCCCAACCGGAATTTTCTGGGATGAGATGTTGAGGCGTTATCCTCTGCTTGCGCAAGGAAATCGTTTCAAGCGTTGCCCCTTCAAGATTAGGATTGAAGGTGAGGGGCTGACTGCCTACCGTTACTACCCGTGGGCTTTCAGGAAAATTGGAGGAGATTTTTACAATCGTGATGCTGTGCTCGACGCTCACAACTCCAATAAAATGATGATGAAGAAACTTTTTAAAGTCTTCAACGAGCAAAAAGTCAAAGAAGAAGAGGAGGACCAAGCCGAAGGGTGTGGACCTCTTGATTCCGTCACTACACCATTCATGAATGTTGTCAACAAGGCTAAGGAGTATGCTACCACAATGTCACCCATTGAATCAGCTAAAAAGGCCGTGTTTGGAGCTTTTGGTGGGATTGTGGACATTCTGTCCACTGTTCTTGGCAAGTCTACTGACATGATCAAGACCTGCTTGCCAGACATGAAGGGCCTGATGGATCGTTCTTTTGACCACTTGGAAGAAATGGTCGCCAGTGTTATTGTCCCATTTACTGAAGGGGTTACTGTTTTGAATGCTACCATGTGTATTATCTGCGGGACTGCTTTGTTGTTTATGGTTTATAATCTTGGTGGAGTGTTGAAACTTGCCGGGCACTATATTATGAAAATTGCCCGTTTTATTTTTGGGATTCCTGGACACGTTTTTGGTTTCATGAAGGGGATTTTTGATCGGGAGACTGACCCTCAGTCCTCTCACTTGATTGAACCCTTGGCTAATTTGAAAGCCACTATGTGTGATTACACTGACAAGGTCATGGATACTTCTTTGATGCGGAACGTGACTATTGCTATTGAGAAATGTGGGATTTCTAAAGTTACTAGCTTTTTGTGTAATATGATTACTTGGGCTGCCCGACAAACGGGTTATGTGTTTACCAGTGTTAAAAACAAGGTTCTTGCTGCCTGTCATTTTTTGTGTCATTCTTCACCTGCTGAAATGATGTCTGCCATCAGTGAAAAGTTGGCAGAAGTTGAGGGCTGTCATGATTATGGTTACTCCCCCCTCCCTTTTATTGCTGGGCTTGTTGGTGTGATTTCAACTGGAATTTGGCCAAGCACGAGCGACATGAATCGCACAATGTCGTTTTTGCGAGTTTTTAGTGCTTCTGCCTTTTTTGGGAAATCAGCTATTCCGATTCTTGATTTGTTATGTGATTGGTTGCCTCAAGGGATTTCTTATTATCTGGGTTTTTTAACTAGCGGAAAGAAAACTGGACAAAAGGACACTGAGGCCATGAAGATGTGTGCTGCTTTTGACACGTTCACGGCTCGCTTGAGGGAAGGTAGGTTTGCTACAAAGGGTTCCACCTTGAGTATGGTGGATTACTACATCGATCATCTTCGAGAGTTGTTGCCTCGCGTGTCCTATGCTATTGGATTGCAAGTGTCAAAACGCCTCACCAAGATCGAGGTTTATCGTGATTCATTTGGCAAGAAACGTGACCGTCCCACACCAGTTGGTTTCTACTGTTATTCAAAACCCGGTGTTGGAAAGTCTCATTTGATTCCTTCATTGAGTAAAGATCTAGGTTTCCCTAGTTATTATTCGGTTCCAACTGACACCCCCCACTGGAACGGTGCTTCAACTTCGAACACTGAACATGTTGTGCTGGATGAGTTCGCTTGCAATAATGAGAGTCTGAACAACACGGTTAGTTCCGTGATTTCTCTCATTTCTTGCAATGAGTATCAACCCCCCCAGGCGGAAGTCCCAGCTGACTCCCGTATTGGAGAAGGAAAAGGTATGACGATTGCCCCAAAGATTGTTTCCGTTTTCACCAATTTGCACAAGCTTGAGAAAGTGGAAAAAATCACAGATTTGAACGCGTTTGCCAATCGGTTTAACTTGTGCGTTGAAGCTATCGTCAAGCCGGACTTTCGCCTTGGAGACACCACACGTCTGGATCCATCTAAAGCCATCCCAGGTGATGAGTACAAACAACATCTCGAGTTCAAAGTGTACTCCCCATTCATATCGACTGAAGGTAGAACGAGGACTTGGATGCGCTACGCTTTCCCTGGGACGATTAGTTATCCACAGTTGGTCATGGTCCTGCGGGACTTGATCGCGAAGCGGCAGCAACAATTTGAGGATGATGATGATGAAATCTTCGAAGATGAGGAAGCTTGCGGAATGAAACCACCGAAGAAACGGCGGGACACGAGTGCCGGAAGCAACTCCAGCCATGATAGCTGTGGACCGTATGCTGATGCCGCGGCTGGCCCCCTTTCACCAAGAGATGGCCCATTCACCAGCCAAGAAATGAAGGAATGTCACGGATGCCGCGATCATTTGACCCCGACTGATGCTTTGAAGCCCGATTTCATGGTACCACCTCCTCTTACACCAGCGGAACCTAATCCCAACTATTTGCTTCCCGAAAGGAGAACCAGGTTACCGGAGAAGCCAACGGAATTCCAGGTAAAGAAGGACAAGTGGTTCAAAATGTTTGATCAAGCAAGAGCTGATGACAAAGCTAAAAAGGTCGCGAAGAGACCGGACGACGAATTACCAATTTCCGTTGAAGAGTACTACCATGTGGCTACAAGAGGGAAATTCATGAACCATCTCACTTGGGCGGCTCTTGGAACCGCTCTTTATTTCCTATTTCCGTATCTGAAGGATTTTCTATCTATCCCCTACCATTGGATTTTTAAGGAGAAAAAGGTGGTTGAAGAAGAGGAGGAAGACCCACCACAAACCCAAAGTTCACCAAGGTTCACAAGTGGTTCTACTCCCACTACCAACTTTTACACGGCTACCGGGAAAAATTATCCTTTCCATCACGTGAAGAGGCCAATCATGGATCCTGTAATTGCGGTTGGGAATGACATCACCAAAAGAGTTGAAGTCCTCAAGGCAAACATGGTTTACATTACTTGCGGGTGTGACATAACCATCTATGGCTACCATCTTGACGCTGAAACTGTCGTTTCGTATGTTCATGGAATGTGCGAGATATGCAAGAAATCAGGAAATGGGACCCTCACTTTTTCACGAGGAAATGTTGAGAAGTCACTGAGTGAGAGTGAATACCGTGTCTATGCCGACATGGGAGTATCCGATGTGGCTATCTATAAGATTCCACCTGGGCTATTTGGCCAACCAAAAGCCCTGAAGTCCATCCCCAATCTATCCCGAAACGGCCGAGCGAATTTCGACACTTACACCGCAGCCGTGTTTGTCCCAGACGACAACAATGGGTTCAAAACTGTCTGGACCACGATCTCACCATCAAGACAGAATATCACTCACACTGATGCCTTTGGAAATAAGTACAAGGTTGTCCAAGTTGTGGGGGCCACAAATGTGCCAGTCATGAAGGGTTTTTGTGGATGTCCAGCTTTTGCGATTACGCCGTCCTCTGAGATCTTGTATTTTGGGCCTCTCGTTGCTGGCAGAATGGTGCTCAACATCAGCTATTATGCCCCCTACGCTCCTCTTGAGGATGTAGCTGGAGAAGCTGAGGCTTTGGGCCCAGTTACGACCAATGAAGCAGCCAACAAACTGTTTGACGAGTTGAAGGAGAATGAAGGTGAAAGAATCGTGAACGTTGAGAGGGCAGATTTTGTCCATTATTCGCCCACCAAAACTGGCCTCATGGGAACAAACATCGACCAGAACATGCTGAAGGATATGAGACTGATTGACGAGAATGACACCTACGGAATAGCGAGTTTGTCCATCAACGATCCTAGAACCAAGCCTGAAGCCAGGGGAACATTGCCTGGACACGTTCGTTTAGCAGCGATGGCGAAGAAAGTTACCACCAAACCTGACAAACTAGATCGAGCGAAGAAAGGAGTTCTTAACTTCCTGAGTGCAGCGATCAAAGGAACTGGACGAGTCCTGACGGACGAGGAAGCTGTGGTCGGTGTACCGGGCAGAGTCGTAGCTCTTGACTTGTCTACTGCAGTGGGGGCTCCATTGAACAGGAAAACCGGGAAATTTGGAGGATCTGGAAAAAGAGGTTTCATCAAGGTCTCGGTTAAAACCGAGAAGGGTCATTCACCTGTATCTGTTGTTGAACTTGATGAACGCTTGCGAGAGGAATGGCAATTCTACAAACGATGCCACGCGAATCATGAAGCCCCCACGATGAAGATTCTCGGAAACAACAAGGACGAGGTATTACCTTATCGTAAAGTGCATGACAAGAAAACACGACTGGTATGGACTTGCCCCCTTGCTTTTTTGCTTGAACTGAAGAAACAGACTGGTTGGTTCACTCACCTTTTAGGTGCGAACTGGGAACGAACAGGTATCATGATTGGCTGTGATCTTCAAGGACCGGGCTTTCATCGGCTTCTCAACATTCTGAATGACAACCCAGATGAAGTAGAAACAACTTTCCCAGGATGCGTCAACCACCATGAACGGCCGGACTACGGATGTTTCGAGTGCGCCCAATTAAATGGAATCGACTGGAACAAACCCATATGGTGTGGAGATTATGAACATTTTGACATCTCCATACATCCCCACGTTTTGATGGCGGCTTTTGACATCATCGGGAAACTCTGTCACGAAAAGATCGAAGGTTTTGATCTTGAATGGTATGATCTTCTCATTGAAGGAATGCTCCGGGCGAAGTACCAAGTCCACGACATTGAATTTCAGACTCGGGGTTTCAATCCATCGGGCAACTATCTCACCACGGTTGTCAACTCAGTGGTATCATTGCTGTACCTCTACAGCTTTGTGTATGAGAAAGGATTCGTCCCTCGAGATGCGATCGTAGCGGTGGTAGGAGGAGATGACAATGCTTGGACGTTGAGAAATGACTTTGTTGAACGACTCGGACTGTGCAATTGGCAGATCAATCAATTTGGACTCGACGGACAAGGCTTTGCTTTGTGGTGTCAGAAGTATGGAATGAACTACACCACCTCAAACAAGGTGCGAACTTGGGCCGAACAACCATGTTCGTTTCCTATGACAATGGACTTCTATGGACAAACTGCAGCTCTTGTTGACCACAATGAGTTGTCGTGTCGACCAGTAGCGGATGTCTATGCAGAAGGGGTTAACGCCTTTTCAAGAGGTGATGAGGGATTTTCAGAGATTGCACCACGATGGCTGAGCCTTCCCAAGACCCCTGGTCCGTTTTCAATCTGTGGACAAACCCGAATGAGTACCGCGGTCAAGTTGCTGTGCTTTCAGGCGAAAGGAGTGACAGAGAAGGAGAGAGCAATGGCTATCCGAAATGCGACAGTGTTTTGGCCTGATTGGTGGCATGAACGATTCAACACCTGTGTCAGACGCGACGAGATATTTGTCACCGAGGAAGCAAAGAGTTACTGGCTCGAAATCCCAGTTGAAGACGTCCGTCAGCGCGTTCTTACCGCTGATGATCAGTACCCAGCCATTGGTATGGGACCAACGTTGAACACCATGGACGTTCAAGTCGGAGGCATAGGAGGAACATCACGTGGTTTGCCTCCTATGGTCAACAACTTCCTACCACACGATGTCCTGGAGATCATAGAGGACATCCCGACACCGGCGCCCACACCAATGTTGCCCACTCCAACGGTAGAAGCGACTCCTGCTGTGGCTGTTCCAGCTGCGGCAAGTTACGGGTACAGTCAGGTGAACGTTGGAGGGGCTGTCCAGAAGACCACTCTTTCCAAGACTCCAATACCTCTCGTTCACAAGTCTGTCACCGCCCAACCGGCAGACCAGAGGTATGGCTTGACCACCCGAGTTTTGCGACATGAGGCTCTCGTTGATTCAACTTTTACAGGATGGAACGTTCTTGCCCCGTTTGAGTTGTTGTCTTTGACCCCGGGCGTGGAACCAAGCAGTTGCGCCCAAGTAACCCCCCAGGAAATGGCTTTCCGAACCTTTTCGATGTGCCATGGATCAACTATCATCGATGTGGAAGTGTCTGGAGTGGCCCAGAGGAGTGGACTGTTGGCAGCGGCCTTCTTTCCGTATGAAGGGCAGTCATTGAGTGAAATAACGCAGTTCTTTTCTAAAGCGCAAGTTATGGCTATGAAAGGACACCAGGTGATGCCCCTCAACACCGTAGGGCGTTATCGTTTTGAAGCACCATTCATTAATTCGAGATCCGTGTTCAATTTGCACGAAGGATATGATTTGGGCGAAATTGAT